TGGAGAAGAATGCGTTTCAGTTATTCCTTACGAAAGACGAAGCGATACGTGATTTTCTTGCTTCTCGTGGAATCGTATTTCGTGAGCACTTCACTGGTAACAACAAATGGGACGTCGATTTTGGCGTTGCATCGATGGCTCCTCTGTTTGGAACGTCTAGCGAAAACAAATTCGTTAGAAACTCCAACCTCATAGATTTACCTTCCACTGCAAGCAGTGAAGGAATCAAGGCTTTAATAAACCAACTCATTGTCTGGAAACCAGATATGAGAAAAGGTCAACCATTTGACATGATAATGGCTTTATGGTTCTGCGAAATTGTGACAAGGGAATGGGTTGAAAGAAACAACTCAGGTCAAAAGTACATGCAGTCCAGATGGCATTCAATGAAACAGTTGAACACAAGGCAAGTTGTAGATTTAGATGAAGCATTCGCTGAACAACAACAAGAAGTATACTACAGTTAAAGGAAACAATATAACAATGAAACCTAAAAAAAGAACCTCACCAAAAGTAGTACCTATTATTCCACCACTAGTCGCTGCTGTTGCTGGTGCTGCTGGAAGAGCAGCCGCACGTGGTGCTGCTAAACAAGTAGGAAAAAATATTGTTAAACGTAAAGCAACAGGTATCAAAGACGCTAAAGGTCTTACCAAAATGCAAAAGGCTTTAAGTGGTTCCAAGGGACCTAAAAGAACTACCCCTGCTAGCAAACCAACATCACAACTTGAAAGAAACATTGGTAGAACTTCAGCCTTGAGAAGAAAATTTCCAGAGAAGTATAACCCACCTGTAAAAAAAAAGTAAGTAGCCCTGACTCACCGTTCTTAAAGTTTGTTGAACCTGGTAAAAGAAACACCAAAACAGTTCAAGAAGGTATTGCTAAAATTGAAAGAAGCAAAAACAGAGTTAATCCTGACGGAACATTAAACTTTTTCTATGTTCCTAAAAAAAGAAAATTCAGAGGTAAGTAGTGTCATTAAATATAACACAGATAGCAAACAAAGTTGAGGCATTAAAACGCCGTAACGCATCACGCGATGCACGCATGGGTGACGTTTTAGAAGTACGCCGAGGCAACCTTGTTAACGTGTTCCCAGAAATGTTCCCTGAAGGTGCAACCAAGGCTATGATTGCAAACTTCGTTGACGTTGCTGCACGCGACGTCAGCGAGGTACTAGCACCTTTACCATCATTTAACTGCACATCAGCCAACATAACTGACCGTGCCAAAAAATTTGCTGACACAAAAACACTTATTGCAAACAACTATGTACAATTCTCACGCCTACAAACACAAATGTATCAAGGTGCAGACTGGTACGGCACCTACGGTTTCCTTCCAATCGTTGTTGAAGCAGACCAAGAAGCCAACATGCCACGTATTCGTGTGGAAAACCCTTTAGGTTCATACCCAGAGTACGACAGATACGGCAGAGTAGTCTCATACACTAAACGTTACAGAAAAGTTATAGCAGAACTGCTAGCAGAATTCCCAGAATACGAATCACAAATCCTTAACGGATACAGAATAGACGAAATTGACCTATATTCTGAACTAGAAATGATTCGTTATGAAGACAAAGACGTAATCTTATTATATTTACCTAACAGAGGTAACCTTGTTTTAGCAAAAAGTGACAACCCAATGGGTGAAGTCATGGTGCGTATTGCAAGAAGACCAGGAATTGATGACGAACCACGCGGACAATTCGATGATGTACTATGGGTACAAATCGCACGCGCACGTTTTGCTCAATTGGCAATGGATGCTGCAGAGAAATCAATCAACGCACCACTTGCCGTACCAAATGATGTCCAAGAGTTCGCTTTTGGACCTGATGCAATACTTAGAACTGCTCAGCCGCAGAACATTCGCCGTGTAGGCTTAGAGGTTCCACCTGCTGCGTTCACTGAAGCAGCACTATTGCAACAAGAAATGCGAATGGGTGCAAGATACCCTGAAGGACGCTCAGGAAACATTGATGCATCTGTTATTACAGGTCAAGGTGTACAAGCATTACTTGGTGCATTTGATACACAAGTAAAAACAGGGCAACAAATCCTTTCAGACACATTTGAAGACATCATGCAACTGTGTTTCAAGATGGATGAAAGATTATTCCCTGGTACTAAGAAGATTTCAGCCACATCTGGTGGTGCAAAGTTTGAAATAGATTATGATTCACGTAAAGATATTAACGGTGACTACGGTATCCAAGTACGTTACGGTTTAATGTCAGGACTTGACCCATCTCGTGCCCTAATATTCTCACTACAAGCATTAGGTGCAGACCTAGTATCAAGAGATTTTGTTATGCGCGAACTACCTTGGTCAATGAACGTAACAGGTGAACAACAACAAATAGATGTTCAACGTATGCGCGATAACTTAAACACAGCAATGTCTCAACTTGCTCAAGCAATACCTCAAATGACAGCACAGGGTCAAGACCCTTCAGAGTTAGCAATGAAGATGGCTGCAGTTATTAAAGCACGCCAAAAAGGTACTGCAATAGAAACAGCAGTAAGCGAAGTATTTGCGCCTGCTCCTGCTCCAGCACCTACCCCACAAGTTGCCTCTGAGGTACCTCCAATGGCGCCAGTTGAGCAAGCCGTCCCTCCTGCTCCTGGTCAAGCCGCCTCAGAGGCCCCTCAACCACAACAAGCACCAGCAGGATTACAAGAACTACTTTCACAACTAGGACAATAAATGGCTAAAGAAGTTGTATCAGGTGTTGGCAATCAATCTAAAAGAACAGACCAAAACCCTTCCAAACAAGCAATGCGTTACTATGCTGGTGGAAAATATGGTGAAGGTAAAGCAAATTTAGAACAACAACAGGCTGCTCCTATGGCAGGTAAAGTTAAACAAGCCACACCACAACAAACTAAACCATCAATCTTTTCACAACTAACACCAATCACAGCACCAACTGAAAGACCAAACGAAGCACCAGAAGTTGGAATGCCTTTCGGTGAAGGACCAGGACCAACAGAAGTTGGTTTAAACATTGCATCAGGCAGACCTGACAGTCCACGTAAACAAGACTTACAAAGATTAACACAATACTTACCAATGATTGAATATGCAGCAAACCAAGAAGGCGCACCAATAACGTTAAATAACTTTGTAAAATATTTACGGAGTTTATAATGGCTGGTGAAGTATCAAATTGGGCATTAAACTTTTCAAACTATCTTGACGCATTCGGTTACGATAACGCAGGTCTTGCATGGGGATTATCACACGCAGATGGTTTAACACCTGACGACCACAAAAACATTATAGATATTTTAACGAAAGAAGATTCCTTTCAATGAGTTTGCTTAACGACTTCACTGACTTTATTGAAAGAAACTTTAATACCCCAGCCGAAGTTGCCCAACAAATCGATAAAAGAATTGAAACAGGCAAAGCATTACTTGGTGAAACTTTAGAATACGCAGCACCAGAAGGTACAAGAAGACGCAGCGTATTAAACAAAATGGCTCAAGTCTCACAAGCCGCAGGTGCTGGTCTATCAACAGCAGCACTTCTTACAGATAAAGATAACCCTGCATACAAAGATGGGTTTCAAATATCTGACATTGCAGAAACATATCGTGGACCTGCACAAAAAATTTCCCCATCACAAGCACTATTCGGTGCATCAGATATTGCACCATTTAATCTACCAAGACAAGCATTAAATGTTGCAGAAGATTTAGGTTTCAATGTTCCAACAGGTGGACGTAGAGACTTTGATATCTATAACGAAGAACAACGCCGTAAAGCATTTGATGAAGAACTAATAGGAAAATTTTCAACAGGTGCATCAGACTTCATGGTCTCATGGTATGCTGACCCATTCGTTGTTGGTGCCGAAGCAGGACTACTTGCTAAAGGTAAATACCTTACACCTAAAGTAAAAGTAGGTGATGTTGAAGATATTGCAAAAGCAACATCAACTAAAGGTGCTTCAGCATTCATTGACTTTGCTTTAAACACAGATGCAACAGGAATATTAAAACACCCATTTGCACAAAGGTCATCTAACCCTGACGCTGTTGCTGGAATCTTTGGTGATATCAACGTAGAAAACTATGGTATCAAAGCCAGACCAATTGCTGAAAACACTATGAAAGCAATGTTTGGTGACCCTACTGCATTAAAGTTTTTAGAAAAAGAAGCAGCATCAATCAGTGATATTATTGACAGAGTTTCAAAACCAGCATTTAAAAGTTCAAAAGATAAAACAAAGTTTGGTATACAAGCATTAGCAGATTTACGTTATGACGGTGACGTTAACAAAATGCTTTTACAAGACAAAGAACTAGGTTTAAAATACGACGACATTCTTAAAGATGTTAAAACACGTAACGCTAGTTTAAGAAGCGTACTTAACCGTGTACAAGATAACATCATTGAATCACCATTCCTTGGAACCAGGGCAATAACCCCATCACCTTCTTCTTTAGTTGAAAACGTTCGAGCAAAAATTGTTGAAACAAAAACTAAAACATTCCTTAACGACAGATTCACAGAAAAAATTGATGGTCTTGAATGGACTAACAAAGTTTTCAAATCAACAATCTTTGATTACCCTGTAAGAGTATTAGGTTGGTCAGGTTTACAACAACCTTCAGGTTGGATACCATTCAAAGGTATCGGCTCATCAGGTTCATCAGATGAACTAATAGCATTCATGGACAAAGTGCAACCTTGGAGAAACGCTAAAGGTACACAAGTTAAAAGAAACTTACTTAACCAATACCTTAGAGCGCAAACAGATGCTGACAGAATTGTTATCATTACCAAGATTGAAAACCAAGCAGTTAAAGCAATCAACAAAGAACTTGGTCTTGACAGAAAACTAACACCTGACGAAGCAAACGAAGTATTTGCTAAAGGTATAAAGAAACCAGACGGTTCAGGTCCTGCAACAACTTTGTCAGACATAATTAAATGGGAACTAGACCAGAGAAGAAACAGTGTTTTAGAACACTATCGTACAAAACTTTTCGCATACAGTGATGGTGAATGGATATTCACTGACCCAACACTAAGTTCACAACTAGGCGACGCAATGCCAATGTTGGATATTAAACTGTATCAACAGTTCGCTAAAAGCGAATTAGCCACATTTACTTCTGGGCTTTACAAAGCAAAAAGTTTCCTTCAAGGAGCATACTTTGCATTTGATGCAGTATGGAGACCAGCAACATTACTACGTTTTGCTTACCCACAACGTAACGTAATTGAAGGTGAAATCCGTACAGCACTTT